GCAGAACGACGAGTGGCAGCTCCAGCACCGATACATGCAGATCGAAGGCATGGCCGAACTCAACCAACCCATGATCGAGGAGGAAAATCAGCCCCTACACATCACCGCCAAAGCCGCCTGACGATGGCCCACGGCCACAGCCGAAATTACACCACCTTGACGGACGCGACCCGTCCGTTGGCGGTACGCTGACGGGCCGCGGCGGTGACTTCATCATCATCGATGACCCTATCAAGGCGAAGGACGCCTATTCCGAGGTTGCCCGAGATGGTGCCTATGATTGGTATCGTAACACTGTCACCAGCCGACTGAATAATCCCAAAACGGGCTGCATTCTCGTGATTGCGCAGCGCCTTCATATGGAAGACTTGCCGGGGCGGCTCCTTGATGCCGGAGGATGGGACGAGCTTGTTCTACCCCTGGTTGTGGATCGCGAGCAATATATCGAGGTCGCTCCGATGCGGCAGGTTGAACGTCCTGCCGGAAACATTCTGCACGATGCCCGCTTTTCAGATGAAACGATTTCGCGCCTCCGTGCGGAAATGGGAGAGCAGGATTTTGAGGCCCAGTACAACCAGCGGCCGCTGCCACCCGGAGGCGCGATCTTCAAACTTGCATGGTTGCAACGATTTGACGAGCGTCCACCGCCATATCAGGTTCAAGGAATATTCCAGAGCTGGGATACGGCATACGAACTGAACGATCATAATGACTACAGCGTCTGTTCGACCTGGGCGCTGTCGGGGAAAAAATGCTATTTGCTCGACATCTATCGGGAGAGGCTCTCCTTCCCCGAGCTAGAAAAGGCCGTTCTCGCGCTACGGGCTAAGTGGTGCGCCGATCTCGTGATTGTTGAAAAGGCGGGGGCTGGCATAAGCCTGTACCAGAACCTTCGATTTCAGCGGCACAACTGGATTTATGACCTGAAACCCGTGGGCTCGAAGCAGGATCGTGCTTCCCAGCAGTCACCCAAATTGGAGCGTGGGGAAATCTGGGTTCCCGGACAGGCTCCCTGGCTCAAGGCGTTCGAAGATGAACTCGCCAGCTTTCCGCACGCTCGGCATGACGACCAAGTCGATAGCATCGTTCAGTTCCTCGCTGCCGTCGACACCGGAAGATTGCTGACCGAAGCTGACTTTGCGAAGCGACGGTGATCTATCGCGTCTCGAAGCCCCCGAGAACGATGTTGGTAGGATCGAGCACGAGACCGCACTGAATGTCGGCGATCAGTGCGGACACCTCGTTCTTGACCTCGCGCGGGTTCCGAATCGTTGGTGTCGACGGGTAGTCATAGAGGGCGCTCAGATAATAGGGAGCCTTGGGCGCGACCACGAATGCGAGTTGAAGCGTAGGCTTTAGCCGCATCGCATCCTGCGGCGACATCGGAATGCTGCCGGCGATGTTGCTGCCGTTCTGCGCCGCCGGGAAGAGCGCGTCCTTACCGTACACCGCTTTGGATTCGAAAATCCCGCGCGTACGCCGGAATATCTTGGAGACTTGGGTCTTAGCTCCGTAGGAATTGGATGCGGAATAAGAGCCGGTGACAGTCTCGTCTTCTTTGATGACGACATCGATATTGAGGTAGCTCGATTCCATGACTCCGGGATAGGGGGCGCCCGGACCAAAGAGCGCGTCGGCATTGAATCCGAGATTCCGGAAGGCGTAGGAGACGATGTTGAGCTGCTGGGCATCGGCGTCGTAGAGCAGGTGCTTCCGGTCCTCCGGCGCCTTTCGAACAATCAGGGTTCCACCGAGCTTCGCGATCGCTGCGCTCTTCCGGCTATTATATTGGTCGGTACTTTCGAACTCGCCTTTCTCACCGATCGCCCGAAACGGAGCCATGACGTCGTCAATATCTCGCGGCGCAACGACCTGCCCAACATAGGATGCGCATGGTTGTGCATGCGCAACAGGTGGCATCAATACGCTTCCCGCCGCCAAAACCAACGCCAGCTTCATATACCCTCCATCGCGGTCGTCTGCCCAATTGCGTGTCGACGATCAGTGACGCATCTAGTGCTCTGTGAGAGCGGCAAGTCAAGTTCATTGTCACTGATCGTCTGTAGATCAATCAGTCACATGGCGCTCTTTAATCGGGCGTGGATATACGCGTTCGCCTCGGTCGGAATGTTCGAAGCCTCAGGGAAGAGCGAGGCTGGAGTCAGGAGGATTATGCTGACCGCGCCGACATCCACCGCACCTATGTCAGCGACATCGAGCGAGGACGGCGGAACCCAACAGCCACGGTAATCGAGAAACTTGCCAAGCCGTTTGAGATCGCGCCGGGGCGTTTGCTGGATTAGGCGAATTCTTCGCCATCGTTGGTCGGCCAAAATCGCGGCTACTGTATCGGCGAGCGTAGCGCTTCAATTGCTTCTGCGAGAATTGCTATCCGATACCCCAGCTCAATTAGTTGGGAGACGTCGGCGCCAGCTTCGTCAGCTGGCGGAAACGCCGCAATCGTTGCGGCATCTTCAGCGGCGATCAGCGCGAGGTTGAGCAATCCGCGTGCCGGAGCGCATTCGATATGTGGTTCGCGTTTCATTCCATAATGAATGCTCGAATGCTGAATCAAGTCCAGTTATAAGATAGTTATAGACGAGGATTGTGATTAAATATTCTCACAGAATCTGCGCTATATGGAAATATTTTTTTATTGTGTTTGAAAAGTATTTTTGCACTCGACTTGTGAGGCGGGGCGAGCGATCGCCTTGTCTATGAAAAAGAGACCGATTGAAAATCATGGACGAGAGAGCGCAACGGATTATGCAGTATATTCTGACCTAGAGTTGCTAGCTGAGATGCCATTGCCTGCTCTGCGGAAGAAATGGCAGGCGTCGTATGGTGACCCCGTGCCGAAGGTGAGTGCTACTGTATTGCGATTGGCGATCGCGTTCGAAATGCAAAAGTCTAGGTTTGGAGATTTGTCGCGGGAGGTAAATCGGCGGCTCGATTATCTTGCGCGCGGGAAGACATTTAGTTTGACGCTTCAACCAGGAATGCGTCTCGTCAGAGAATGGAAGGGACGCCTGCATGTGGTTGTCGTGGACGCCGACGGCAGCCTGATTTGGCAGAAGAGCGCTTGGCGGTCACTCAGCGAAATTGCTCGGGCGATCACGGGGACGCAGTGGTCTGGGCCGGCGTTTTTCGGTCTTACTGAGAAAGCGGCAGCTGCATGAAGCGGCTGCGCTGCGCTGTATATACCCGCAAATCGACCGACGAGGGGCTTGGCCAAGATTTTAACTCGCTCGACGCGCAGCGCGAGGCCTGCACTGCATATATCAAGAGTCAGGCGGCCGATGGCTGGGTATTGATACCGCGCTGCTATGATGACGGCGGATTTTCTGGCGGGTCTCTCGAGAGACCCGCGCTGCAGGCGCTTCTGGCAGACGTAAAGGCGAGAAGGGTGGACATCGTGGTTGTCCACAAGATTGATCGGCTTACACGCTCGCTGCTGGATTTTGCGAAGCTTGTCGAGGTGCTGGAGGCGTCTGAGGCCAGCTTCGTATCGGTCACGCAATCGTTTAACACGACGACGAGCATGGGACGTTTGACGCTCAACATGCTTCTGTCTTTTGCCCAGTTCGAAAGGGAAATCACCGCAGAGCGAATTCGCGACAAGATTGCAGCTTCTAAGGCCAAGGGAATGTGGATGGGCGGAAATCCGCCTTTGGGTTACGAGCCTGCTGGACGTAGCCTGAAGATCGTCGATGCCCACGCCAAGCTGATCGTCGAGATTTTCGAGCGCTATGTGGCAACCGGGAACGTGCGCTTGCTCGAGTATGAACTGGATCGAAAGCAGATACGGTTGCCACGGCGGATAGCTCTCTCAGGTCGAGAAACGGGCGGCGGAAAATTCTCGCGCGGCCAGTTATACAAGATACTTTCTAACCCGGTCTATCGGGGCAAGATTGCGCACCATGAGAAGTTGTACGAGGGTCAGCACGACGCAATTGTCGGGGCTGAGCTATGGAACGCCGCGCATCATTTGCTACGAACGAACCGGCAGGGTTATCACGCGACCAAGCGACCGAACGCGATATTGCTCGCCGGGTTGGTTGAGACCGATGACGGCAGGCGCTTCAAGTCGAATCATGCCTGCAAGGGACGAAAGCGGTATCGCTACTACGTGGTTGATCAGGCTTCGGATGCGGGCGTGCCAGGGAATCCGATGCGAATTCCCAACGGAGAGCTGGACGCGGCGGTCTCTCAACTAATTTGCGAAGAACTTCAGGATCCGTTCGCTCTCCTTTTCAAGGCGGACGTCGAACTGCGCCCGTCCGATATCGCGGGCCTCGAGCCCAGAGCGCAAGCCATGCTAGCCGCGGTCGATCAGCGTGACTATTTCACGGTCAGGTCTCTCATTCGAAAAGTGATCATCGGCTCATCATACGTTGAGGTTCAACTCGATGTGTCGGCGCTCCTAAATGGCCTGGCGATCGCAGGTGTCCCCCATGATGACACGATCGCATTGCAAGCGGCGGCGAGGACAATGCGGACAGGCAAAGCGGTCCGGTTGGTTCAACAAAATGGGCGTTCGCCCAACCGGGCGAAGCCAAATCTCGAATTGGCGCGCCATATTGTGAAGGCTCGCGAATGGTGGTCCGAGCTCAAAAGCGGGGACATCCGTATTGCCGACATTGCGCGGCGAGAGGGACTCAACCCTTCCTGGGTTTCTCGGATGGTGCGTCTGAACTTCCTCGCACCCGCCGTTGTGGAAGCTATTTTCGCAGGGACGCTACCAGACCATCTGGGACCCGACTTGCTGCGGCATCCAAAATTGCCGTTATCTTGGCAGGAGCAACTGGAGTTTTTGGCTGTAACGGCGCATAAAAACTAATTAAATCAAAGACTTGGCGGTGCAGGTAGTCAGACGCGAACCGCTCTCTGCTCAACATTCCCTGATCCTCGGGAATTAACAGCGAAGACCGCCGGTAGCCGCCTTTCGGCTGCGTGGGAGAGTGTCAGAAGCGTTCGAAATCCGACGCTTTAGCAACAGAATTCCGTAATTTAAAAACAGGGAATTTGCGTCGCCACAGCAGCGAATTCCTCCTCATTCGTCCGCAGATCAGCGCAAAATTTCTCGCCGTAATTTCCAAAAATGATTGATTCCATATCCCCGCGATGTATGGTTCCGGCGTCTTTTTGACGCAGAATGTTTGGGCCGGGTCCCGAGCGCAGCACGAAAAAAGGCAACGTTCATTCGGCCACGCGCAAGCGGGGCAGGTTGTCTGTTGTCCAGCTGCTTGGCGTCAACTTCGCATCCTGCTGCTCTTGCTGGCCTAGCCAGGAAGCAGACATGACTTACATCGCTACATTGCCTCAGGCGCAGACGCCGTCGCTGGTCAATTTCGATCAGAGGCTTGGCCCGATCGAATATCGTCGACCGGCCTCGCTGAAGCCGTACGCAAATAATCCGCGTAAACACCCCGAGAAGCAAATCGTGAAGCTTATGGCTTCGATAAACCAGTTTGGATTCGCGTTGCCGGTCTTGGTCGATGGTCAAGGAACGATTATCGCGGGCCAAGCGCGGGTTGAAGCCGCGTCGCGTTTAGGCCTTGCTGAGATTCCCGTTCTCGTCGCTGACAAATGGACTGCGTCGGAAGTTCGGGCATACCGTCTCGCCGACAATCGTTTGGCAGAATTGTCATCGTGGGATGAGTCTACTCTCGCGATTGAGCTCGCCGAAATTATCGAAATTGGCGATGTGAACGTCGAGATGATTGGCTGGGAGACGGCTGAGATCGATGTCATGATGGACCATCGCGATGAATCGACCTCAGAATCCAATCCAGTCGATGTAATACCCAGCCTTCCAAAACAACCGGTCAGTCGTGTCGGCGACCTGTGGGGTCTTGGCGTCCATCGTCTTCTTTGCGGCTCTAGCTTGGATGCAGCTAATTGGGATCGACTTATGGCCGGCGAAACGGCCCAAATGCTGTTCACCGATGCGCCATACAACGTCCGCATCCAAGGCAATGTGTCCGGGCTGGGGAAGCATCAGCATGCCGAGTTCGCGCAGGCTTCGGGGGAGATGTCTTCAGAGGAGTTTTCAGCCTTCTTGGCGACTGCCTTTAGGTGCGCGGCCGTGCACCTCAAAGACGGCGCCGTCCTCGACCTATTCATGGATTGGCGCCATCTTTCTGAACTCTTCGAAGCGGTCCGGATTAATGGATTGACGCCGCTCAACCTTTGCGTCTGGAACAAGAGCAACGGCGGGATGGGGTCGCTCTATCGTTCGAAGCACGAATTGGTGCTGATAGCGCGCAAGGGTAAGGCGGCCCATACCAACAATGTGCAGCTCGGAAAGCATGGCCGCTACCGCACTAATGTGTGGGATTATCCTGGTGCCAACAGCTTCGGGGGATCGCGTGACGAAGATCTCGCCGATCATCCCACGGTCAAGCCTGTCGCTCTCATCGCTGATGCGATCCGAGACGTGACCCACCACCGCGAGATAGTTCTGGACGGATTCATGGGGTCAGGAAGTACCATCCTTGCCGCTGAACTTACAAAACGCCGCGCCTACGGAATCGAACTGGAGCCAGGCTACGTCGATGTAGCGATCCGGCGCTGGGAGGAAGCTTCCGGTCAGCAAGCAATCCTTGTTGATACCGGTGAAACGTTTGCGGACGCTTCCGCAGCTCGCCTGCCCGCAGTCGCGCCGTCTGAACGGTGCCAAGACTGACCACTCTCCGCTCCGTTGCAGGATGGAGCGAACAGAAATTCTCCCAGGAGACGAAACATGAGCAAAGTTGATGACGGCCAGCGATCTGCCGTAAATCCGCCCCCGCGCCATCGTCCAATTTCGACGTCGAGAGCACCCGATTATAGAGCACCCGACTATGAGGTGGGATATAAGCGACCACCAAAAGCTAGTCAGTATAAGCCCGGGCAATCGGGCAATCCCAAAGGCCGGCCTCGCGGCGCGAAAGGAATTAACACACTCGCTCGCGAAACGCTTACGGCCAAGGTTCGGGTGCGAACGCCGGACGGCGAGAAGCGAATGAGCAAGATGGAGGCGGTTCTCCAGAAGACCGTCGAGCTGGCAATGAAGGGTAATGCCCGAGCAATAATATTGCTGCTCAATCTTTACAGGCCTGCGGTGCCCGATGCTCCAATGGCGGAACAAGGCACAGGAAGCGGGGATGACCTCTCCCAGACCGACATCGAGATTCTCGAGATGTTCCGCGAAGATATTCGCCTCCAGCTGGGACGAGAATCATGAGGATCGGCCCGAAGGAGCAGGCAAGGCTCTCGGCGCTGCGCCGAACAAAACTCCTTCTTTTCCTGATGAAAGTCTATGAGACGCTGCATCCGGGAGACCCGCCGCTCCACCCTGCGTGGTACATCCAAGCCATGTGTCACGAGCTTGAAGAAGTTCGCCGAGGGCGAAAGACGCGGCTGGTAATCACCGTGCCACCGCGTCACCTGAAATCCATAACCGCGTCGGTTGCGTTCGTGGCCTGGCTGCTCGGCCATGATCCGGGATTCAAGATAATCGTAGCGAGCTACAGCCAAGATCTTGCGCGTCAGCACTCGAACGACACGCGCCGGATCATGGAGAGCGAATGGTATAAGCGCGATTTCCCGAACACTCGCATCAGCGATCGCGGCAATCGCGCCCTCGAACTCGAAACGACGTGCGGTGGATGTAGGAAGGCGGTTTCCGTCGGTGGTGCGGCTACGGGGTTTGGCGCCGATCTCATTATTGTCGATGACTGCATGAAGGCTGACGACGCGCGCAGCCAAACCATGCGAGAAGATGTGCGGGCTTGGTTCGACGGCACGCTTCAGAGCCGCCTCAATGACAAGGCCAATGGACAAATCATTTCAATCCAGCAGCGACTTCATGAAGATGATCTTCCTGCCTACATGCTCGAGAAGGGCTATCCACATCTGAATTTGCCGGCGATTGCAGTGCGAGACGAAGTCATACCGATCGGTGAGGGAAGAATGCACCGACGCGAGATAGGTGATGTGCTGGATCCAACGCGCGAGACCAAGGCCATACTTGCAGACCTCCGGCGCAACCTGGGGCCAGCGGTTTTCGAGGCGCAGTATCAGCAGAATCCGGTTGCGCCAGGCGGTAACCTGATCCGTCTTGAATGGTTCGGTACCTATCATGAGATTCCCGAACGCCACGAGTTCCTGAAGATCGTTCAGAGCTGGGACACCGGAATGACTGCCAACCCAAGCAGCGATCCATCAGTTTGTCTGACTTGGGGGTTCCACCGCAAAACCTTCAAATGGTACTTGCTCGATGTTTTTCGCGAGCGCCTCGACTACCCCGATCTCAAGCGCGCCGTGCTCCGCCTCTGGAAAAAATATGCGTCGGATGCAGTAATCATGGAACGGGCGGCCAGCGGATTGTCATTATATCAAGATCTGCGGGCCACGAGCGAGCGCCGACTTATAATGATCCAACCGGTCGCGTCCAAGGAAGAGCGGTTCGTCGGTTGTCTGGGTGAGGTAGAGGCAGGGCATTTCCTCTTGCCCGCGGAAGCTCATTGGCTTGAGGCCTTCCGGAGCGAACTCAAGGCATTTCCTGCCGGGCGTCACGATGACCAAGTCGATAGCTTCAGTCAGTTCGTAGCCTATCAGCTCCGTATCTGGCGCTGGCTTCTGACCAGCCGCAACGGCAACAATCGACCTATCCGAAGAGTCCGCATGGCAAATCGACCTTGGTGACCAGCGCGGCAAATCATAATTCTAAGCTTGGTCGGTCGGTGCCTTTATGCACATTTCCTTCCAGACCTCGGTCATTTCTGCCTTTGACCCGAGATCGGACTCGAGGAAGACCAGATTGGTCGAGCCCGCAGCCACGAACCGTTCATAGCCGGAATATCCTCCAAAGCTGTTCTTGGCGTTTACCTCGCCGCACGCGACTGCAGCTTTTCCGCCCGAGTAGAAATGCACGTTCCGGAACTCTGCGCTGCTGGGGTCTTTCAGCCGCTTCTTGACCGAGATCTGCGCCGCTGCGATCCAGGCTTCTTGCTTTCCTCGGTCAGCATAGGGCTGTGTTGCTTCGGTTGTCGAAGAACTGTTCGCTGTGCGGCCTTCGCCGGAGGTTAAGTGATTGAAGAGCATTACGCCACCGATGAGGAGTCCGAAGCATCCCAGCGCTGAAATCGGACCCGTTTCGTCTGATTCAGGTCGCTGGGACGGTTGTTCCACAATTTCACGATCGTCGAAACGTTTGCCGCAATATTTGCAGAGATGCGCCGACTTTGAGATGGTGCTCCGGCACTGGGGGCAATTGCGCTCATTTTTCTTCATTTTTCGTTCGTGTCCCTCCGTTGGATCATCAGTGTCGACAATAAGTGACGTTTCCCTGATGCTTCCTGTAACCATGATGTCAACTGCAATGTGACTGATCGTCTGTAGATCAATCAGTCACATCCGTCTCTTTATCGGGCGGTGGATATACGCGTTCGCCTCGGCCGGAATGTGCGCAGCCTGCGGGAGGGGAAGGGCTGGAGCCAAGAGGATTATGCCG